CAGGCTTCGCACCCTACTGGTTGGTGGCGGCTGTGTTGTTGACTGTGTGGTCAGGCACGGCCTATGGTGCATACTTCTATTTCGTAAAGCACCTACAACTCTGGGACGCCAGTTGGATCATACTGGTTACTACTGTTACAGGATTCCACGCTGTGTTCAACAGGTTCGTGAAAGAGTTCAGCCTCAAACAACAGATAAAGAAACAGTTTGGCACATACCTATCACCAGACATGGTAGCACAACTACAGAAGAATCCCGACCTATTGAAGTTGGGTGGCGAATCAAGGAACCTATCAATAATGTTCACGGACGTCAGGGGATTTACTTCTATTTCAGAACACTATGGTGAGGACGTGCAAGGACTCACAAAGATAATGAATAGATACATGACGGCAATGACCAAAGAGATATTGAACAACAAGGGCACGATAGACAAGTACATAGGTGACGCACAGATGGCGTTCTGGAACGCACCACTGGATGACTGGGATCACGCGGAGAACGCCGTGTGGACGGGAATAAAAATGTTAGACAGCCTTGACAAGTTCAACGAGGAAGTACAGCAGGAAGGCATACCGGCTTTTGGAATGGGATTGGGTATAAACACTGCGGAAGTTGTGGTCGGGAACATGGGATCCGACCAACGCTTCGACTACACCTGCTTGGGAGATGGTGTTAACCTGGCCGCGAGGTTGGAGGGACAATCGAAGACGTATGGCGTCAGGATAGTTCTTGGTCCTGAGACAGCAAACAAAGTCAAAGACAAGATAAACGTGTTCGAACTAGACTGCATAGCAGTCAAGGGCAAGACGATAGGTGTAAGGATATACACGGTTGCCAAGGAATCAGAACACCACAGGCAGTTCCTTGAGTCCTACTACGCAGGAGATTGGGAGGAAGCCATCAAGCGATTAGAAACGGCCAAACAGTTCCACGAGGACATGTCTGAGTACTACGCAAACATGAAGACTCGTATAGAAGCGGGAAAACCCAAGGATTGGGACGGAACGTTTAAGGCAACAACGAAGTAATTATTTTTTTGTATCGCCTGTAGAATCAAAACTCTCAGACTTTGATTTGTATTTGGCCAGTATTTTGTCCAACTCATCTGAACGTCCTGACTTTATTATCTCATCTTTGTATTCCAACACCATTGATAATTTTGTGTTGAGACGAATCATGTCATTGTCCAACATACGAATACGATCAACAAGTTTTATCAGTGTTGATGAAGCATCGCCAAGCACGGGTTTGATCTCCTCTGTTACCCACTTCCAAATGTAGTAAACGAAGTAACCCAGACCCATTGCGGCCACGATAGGAAATCCAAAATCCTTGATCATTATTGTGAGATCGTTAGTCGCGTCTAGCATCGTTCTTGCCCTCGTTTGCGGCCAGCCTGTCCGCGTTTGGTCTGATCTTCAATACGTAACTTAAAAGAGCGTCTATCTTGACCAGGTCATTGTTCATTGTCTGCACCCTGTTGTCTAGGGCACCTATTATGGCTTTCAGACTGTTCACAGACCCCGTCACACTCGCGAGTATGAACTTCAGTGTTATGAACACAAAGGCACCCGCCGCTATGGCTCCTGCGATTGGGAAACCCACGTCTTTTATAAATGTAACGAAATCCATAATATGTGTATATTTATGAACTGCCCTTATTACGAATTTTATTGGCTTTGTAAATACTTGTATGAAGTTTATTTTGGTAGTTTATATGTGTATGGCAGGAGCCTGCGAGAGTGTGTACGAGCAGAAACTTTATGACACTAAAGAATTGTGCGAGGCCTCTGGTGCGGAAGTGAAAGAATACGCAATGATTAATTTCCCACAGAGTTCAGGTGAGATATACTGCCTAACAGAAGATGAATTCAAACAGTACCAAGACTACTTCAAGATCGGCGACGACGCTTAATTTCCACACCATCTCCACATCATTTAAATATGTGCATGGATTACTACTGTTCTGCTAAATTTACTGATCTACAGGTACACGTTCAAGGCAGATTGCTGTACAACTGTTGCAAGGCCTATCCCGAAAGGGTGGACCTAGACTGGTTGGAGGCCAATCCCGGCAGGTTGTTCCACACAGACACCATGTTGGAGGATCGAAAATTAATGTTAGACAACAAGTCTTGTGCGTCATGTCATCATGGCTGTTACAAGTATGAAGAACAAGGATTGACCAGTTCAAGAGAGGACTTCATCAACGAAGATAAAATATCTGATCCCCATGCACCGATAAGGCATCTCGATATTTCCTTGAGCACAGATTGTAACCTGACCTGCATGTACTGTTCGCCCGAATGGAGTTCGTCGTGGCAAAGAGATGTAGAAAAGAATGGTGATTACTTTTTGAATGGTGAACCTGTCAGGCAAAATGATAATTGGAGTAACCTATGGGCCAAGATGAAACAGAAATCACGTGGTATGGAGTCTAGGTTCTTTTCTCAGATACTCAGGGAGATCAAACTGTCTACAGGACTAAAGACTGTAACCGTTCTAGGAGGAGAACCTTTGCTCAACAACCAATTGGATCAACTGCTTAATTATGTGCAAGGGAAAGAAATCAACATTATAACAGGATTGGGAGTTAGTGATGCAAGATTGCGAAAGGTGTTGCAAAAGACCAAAGGGATGGATGTCAAATTTCAAATATCGGGAGAATCAACAGGAGAGTTATTTGAACTTATCAGACACGGAGTCACATGGAAGGATTTCCAGGACAGGGTGAAAATGATAGAACAAAACGGTCATAAAATACAATTCATATCAACAATCTCCAATCTGTCGATTCTAGGGTTTGTTGATTTCTATGACAAATATCACGGAAGCCATGAGATACTATTAAACAATCTCACTGATGCCGGTTGGATGATGCCACACGTCCTCGACACGCAATCAAAAATGAATTTCATTGATAGTACTCAGTCCAAAACCAATTTACCAGAATTCACAAGGCTACTGCGTATGATAAAGGACACTCCAGAAGACAAAGACAGAATCAACACGGGAGATTATCTCAAGCAGTTCTCCTCACGTCGTTCTATAGATCTTGATTTCCTTCCTGCACACTTTCTCAAATGGTGTGGTCTGTAGGCGCCTAGTTGACATTACCACGTTTCCACAGTATAATTGTGCATGATCCACGCAATGATAGATCTGGAGACTTTAAGCACCAATCCCAACGCCACCATACTGACGGTCGGTGGTGTGAAGTTTGATCCATACACGACTGTGGAACCTGCACAAGGAATGTATTTCCGTGTTGACGTTGACTCACAGACCGAGATGGGCAGAGATGTGATGCAGGACACACTTGAATGGTGGGGCAGACAGGATCCTGAGATCATGGAAGAAGCATTGGGCGACAAGGACAGGATATCATTGGACGCCATGATAAAGACCATCAACAAGTGGAGCGTGGGAGTTGATGTGTTCTGGTGCCAAGGACCGTTGTTTGACTACGCCATACTACAGAATTTATACACGCAACTGGGACACCCGCAACCATGGCAATACTGGCAGATCAGAGATTCCAGGACTTTGTTTTCATTGGTTCCTAGAGATCCCAACGAGAAGAGAACAGGATTACACAACGCATTGGAAGACTGTTATTTCCAAGCAAGAAAAGTGCAAAAAGTTTATGCACAACTAGGTATAAAAAATGCCAGATATTAAACTACTCTACAAACAAATAGCAACAACGATACTATCCTATCTGAGATTTGATCTGCAACTGCATTTCTTCTGGGGCATGTTCCTGACACTCTTCGCAGTGTTCTGGCAACCATTCATATACCTGGGATTGATGGCAACTGTGGTAAAGGAAGCACTGGACCTATGGAGCAAAGGTCACTGGAGTTGGGATGATGTGGTGTTTGGAATCGCAGGTTGCATCGTTGGTGTGTACTTCGTAGGAATTTTGGCATGAAGTGGTACAGCATAGAAGAACTGTATAAAATTGAAGATTTCAAGATCAAACACAGCAAGAAGCCAAAAACCAAATGGATCAGATTGAATTGTGTTTACAAAATAAAAATCAACAATAAGATCGTACATGTGGGCAGATCTGATACCTGTAAGAAGCACGGAGGTGCGGAGAAGGTCAGGAAGGCCTTGGTTAACCTGTTAAATATTCACGAATACAACCCCTCTGTTCCAAAGACCAAAACTTGGGATCAAATAAGGTTGCAACATAAACCAAATTCTAGTAATATTAAGATAGGAATTATAGAAACAGATGCAATCCAAAAAACCTATCTACAAGAAAGAATATGAACCCGTTGATAGCGTAGACGAAAGTGTGTGGCTGGGCAATGACACACCCATCATGGAATCAGATTTCACTTACGTATTCAATGACCGATATCCCTGTGTGCCAGGACATAAACTTTTCATCCCCAAAGAGAACAATGCACATTTCGTGGGCAGGTCCTACGGCATGGCCTATGATTACGGCAATGAACAAATCAAGGCGGGCAAGATAGCAGGATTCAACATTGGCATGAACATAGGAATACCGGCAGGGCAGACCATCATGTGGCCACACATACATTTCATACCAAGACACAAAGGTGATGCCAAAGAGATAGGCGGAATGAGACATGCACACCCAGGTGCGGATCACAGGAAATATTACTAATGAGATTTGCGACACTACGATTATCTAGGAGAGACCATCACAATGATTACTTTGATCTTCGCTTCAAACTGTTGGAAAATGATTTTGTACCAAAATGGATAGACAGGGTGCTAGAGGCCCAGCAAAAGCAATATCCAATATCAGAACCATGGGCCATGTATAATCTTAACAACGATTTAAATCATGAGTTTGTAAAAAATAATCTCAACCGACTCATGAAAGAAGTCGACGAAGAACACGAAGTTTTTGGAATACAGATCGAGGATATAAATGATCAAGATATGTTGAACAAAATTCATGCGATATTTGAAGAAACACATGGTGGCCTCGACCAATGGAAAAACAACCCAATATTCAAAAATAAATCACCAATGTTTAGGAAAAATCTAAGTGAGATAAATCAGTTCGTGCATGTGTGTGAAAACATTGGTGGAGCACCAAAGATAAGAATTGTTTGGTTCGATCTTCCAAAGACAAAGTTGTTTGACAGCGATGACTATGATCTTTTTACCAATAAAAGAATTTTTGGATCATTGTACACATTGTATAGTGATGTAGGGAAAAACATCGAGTCATTGGCAGAGGACAATGACGATCACCATCATGACGTTGTGCCTAATCTACACTTCAGTGCAGATTGTGTGTGCTATCTGTTGGATGACAGCGATGAGCAAGTGCGGGAAACAGTAAAAGAACAAAAGAAATACATAGAAACACACAAAGATTATTTAGAACAAAAAGGATTCATGGCGGATGACAAAAGGCTTACGACTGGGCGTATCGAACTTGCACGTTTGGATTCAACTCTTACAAAAACGGAATTATTGGAAAAATTAAAAAATTTTAATCACATTCAATCATTTTTTCTATCATGAAAAATAAACCAAGAAAGATCAATCCAATCTATATCTCACCAGACGGAGGGGAAACAGTGTATGAACAATTACCAAACGGTGACAGGATTCTGGTGGAACAATCGCAGAAAGCCAAGGATGAGGAGACCGCTTACGAGGAGTCAGAAATGGTGGGAGCAGAGGCGATAGCACTGAGGAGGCAGTACCCTACACTGCAAAAGGCCTGGGACAAATATCTTACCGTATGGCATTTAATCAACGGAAATGATTGATATGTACAACTATTCCTGTTTCAATTTTACCAGCAGTATACAGACGCCTGTGTGCGTTTAACGGGGTGATTAAATAGCATTATGACCAAGTATGTTAGCATCATAGGGAATGGTGAGAGCCGTAGAGGATTTGACCTCTCACCTCTTAAATCATTCAGCACCGTGATAGGTTGCAACGCAATCTACAGAGACTACGTGACCGAATACCTTTGTTGTGCTGACCGGCATATGTGCCAGCAGGCAGTCAACTCGGTTGGTAAAGGCACCACTGTGTACACCAGGAACGACTGGGCGGACCAGTTCGCACACTGGCCCAACGTAAAGAAATTTCCAAACCTACCTTACTCCGGAGAGAAGAGGCAGGACGAACCATTCCATTGGGGCACAGGACCATATGCAGGTGTGTTGGGATTGACATTTAAACCAAAGGCCATATTCATGTTGGGATTTGATTTGCATCCTTTGGAAAAAGGAAAAATCAACAACTTATACACAGGTTCAGAAGGATACACTTATATCAAAAGACCTGTAGATCCATCATACTGGATATATCAATTTCACAAGTTAATGGGATATTCTGATCCGGACACAAGATGGATCGTGGTAAATCATGATCGTTGGGAGATGCCCAAGGAATGGAGTCAGCACTCAAACGTGTTCCAGGAGACCTACGACGGCATGGCCCGATTCATCAACAAGCAGTTGACAAAAAGCAAATAGCATATAAACTTACTGTATGATCAAACCAATGGTGGATCACCTGATGGTCCAACAACAGATTAAAGCACCTCACAAGAAATGGAAACACATGGTGGGCGTGATGTGCCTGAACCTGACGTATAGGAAACATGTGAAGATTATCTTACCAAAACTGTTCGCCAGATATCCCAACCCAGAGGCGTACCTGCGTGGCAGACTGAAGACACAACAGGAGATGCTAAAACCACTTGGCATGTGGGAGGTCAGATCAAAAAGGATTAGAAAGATGACAGAGCAGTACCTCACATGGGACAAGAAAGAAGCCAGTGACCTACACGGCATAGGCAAGTATGGTTCTGACAGTTACCAGATATTCTTCCACAATCACATTCCGCCTGATGTACAGGACAAGGAACTGAAGAAATACATTGACAATCTAGTAGGATAGTTTATAATAAGGATATGTTTGATAAAATAAAAGATGGAGATCTAGTTACTCTTAAATTGGCTTCAGGGGAAGAAGTCATAGCAAAATATCTTAGCAGGACCGACACACGATACGTTAGTATCGAGAAGGCACTTGTGCTTATGAATGGTCCGCAGGGTCTGGCATTTGGCACATTTTTCTCCACTGCTAAACAAGATGTACCATTTGATATAGCGATAGACAAAATTATATCGATAGCACACATCAATGACAAGATCGCTGATGAGTACAACCGAGTATTCAGCAAGATAGAGGTTCCCAAGAAACCCAGCATAATTACGTAATGGCACACTTTGACAAACACTCGAAAAGTATCACTGCCCTTGTAGACGTGTCGGAGGCCATGCTCAACGCAATGGAGAAACACGGCATAGATCCAGAGACAGTGGCAAACAGGAACGAGTTCACAGTGATGATACACTTTCTCAAGAGCATCATCGACGGTGAGTTAAATATACCAAATGAACTGACGGATCGCATCAGAGACACGGCGTTCCAGATGGACCTAGATCAGAAGTTAGACAAGAAACTGAACTGATGATCGAGAGGACTCAAGACTTTCACCCCTCTATAAACACTCTGCAAGTCATCAAAACAAGGAGAAACGATGACTTACTACTCAACTAAAACATACGGACACAACATAGGACTATCTGCGGTGTTCAGACAACCCAACGCAGATCACTCACACTG